CTGCACCTTCCGTTGGACTGACTTCTTCGCTCATGGGATTGCTCCTTGGCTTGAGGTTATAAATTCGTCCCAACATGTTTGGCAACCAGTGGCCCACGTCTTAACCCATTGTTGGGCTGGCGCGGATTTACCACCGACTGTAACGTTGCCTGTCACGTTAGGATATGCTTGCTTTTTGAAATATCTAATTTTACTCTGTGGATGGCTAGAACAATTTGGTTTTGATTTGGTGGGCTTATGAAGAAGAACTGGCTCTGGAGAATTTGGGTAAAGCCCCAGAGCTAGTTTAATTGGGATGCCATAGGGTCTCACGAATCGCCCATACCATTATTGTTCAAGGCGTTCGATTTGCCAGTGGCCATGGCCATCGTTGCCTTTCCTTCTGCTGGAGTTAAGTCGTTACCTATTCTTTCGTCGTGTGGACTTGTATCCTGTGGCGTGGTGTCCTTAAGATATCCCTTGGTGACTTCCTGGGGGTTGTCGTAGGTGGGGAATGCTGGTGTTGCTCCCTCAACGTCTTTGTCGCGGGCGCGTTCTTTGTTGAATGCTCCTGTTATTGCCATGAATGCCTCCTTTATGTTTTTCTCTTAATCATGAGTTTCTTCTGCCGCCTTTGCTTTGAATTTTTCATCCAGAAACTTAGTAGCTTTCTTATACCATGGACTCGCTTTGTAAATCCGGTTGAAGGCTTTTCGGGTTTCGCACCCTCTCACACCTTTGTTGTTATAAATCAGACACCCATTATGAGAACCTTTAATATATCTAGCACACAAAAAATTACTGCACTTCACCCTGCCAAACTCCAAACTCCTCGCCTCAAATAACCATGAAAAATATCAGGTAAGTGGATTGACGGACTCACAGTTATTGTACCATCTTCATGTTCTGTCACTTGATGATCCTTAAGCGATCCCATAGGGGCATCAGGAGGCTTGCAATGCCATTCGCCGTGTTCATCTTTGCCATAGTCGCCAGAGCCTAGTACCAGATGGTTATTCTTGTCGAGATACTTTCTCATGATTGCTTTTTTAGGCGGTACTATTCTCCTGCCGATTTAAACATTTGAAACGTTGTGTCATATTTTATAATTAATTCATTCGCTATACAATGATCACATAATTTTTTTGTGACATTAACATTTTCGTCGCAAGAGCATCTTCCTTTTGGGTCATCAGCTATCTCTCGGACTTTTTGTACAATCAAGAACTCCTTCATATCATCAATCAAGGATGGAGCATAGTTAGACAGAGTTTTCAAGCGGGTCCACCGTTCCCGTTCATGTTGTATGAACTATTCACTGTCTTGGCGAAACCTACGTCCGTTCCCTTCACCACACCACCTGTCTTATGGTCCAAGTTGGGGAAAGGCATTGCAGACTTCATTCCACTACCTCTAAAACCGCCTGCGCCTGCCATGGGTGTGCTGGATCTCATTTTTCCTACGTCTATATCTGGCATATTAATCTCCTGTTATGAGTTGTACTAAAATTTAGTTTCGAGACTTACTTTATACTGGCCCGCCTTCTCCCTTCAGGTTGTTCTTTCGTACTGTGCCCATGCTTGCAACGCCTGCGTTCATGCCAGGCTTACTCGACATCGTACCGGAATCAACAACAGGCATCTTGTCAATCCCTTTCAGTCGGATGTCGTTGTGTCCTTTGCCTTGAACTACGTGTGCCATGTTGACCTCCTGGTTAAGATTTGTCTTCCTCAGACCATTTGATGAAATTTCGGATATTAATTACAATAACTGGTATTAACGTTGGCAACATACCGTAAGTGCTTTTAGTCACCACGATGTACAAAATCCAAATGAAACAACAAAGTACTCCAAGTAGCCATCCCCATCTGTTTTTATTGCCTACGGTGTAAATTACATAAAGTTCTAAAATTCCTGCTATCCAATCAAGATACATTAAGATTTCTTGGAACTTTTTCGTTTCTTTTTTTTGCGCTTCTTTTTCCCAAACGATTTAATCTGGGACTGCTGCGGTAACGGTCCTAGTCCTGCAATTGCCATTAGCGAGACCTAGTTTTTGCTTTGCGTCTAGGTAGTTTCTTGCCCTGGCCTCTGAGAATCCCTGCGGCCTTACCAACTGCTTGCTCACGGGTTAAACCTGGATCGTCTCTTGTGACTTTACCGATCTTCCGTGAGAAACGTTTTTTGACTTTGTTCTTGCCTGCCATGCTACGCCTTCTTCTTGGACTTTCTCAGCTTGGCTAATTGCCCTCTGGTCTTGGGCTTTATGAATCCATCGGTTTTGACGGCACCACGGGGAATCTTTTTGCCCCTTGAAGTTTTCCTGCGGCTGGAATTGTGACTTGATCCACCTTTCTTATCAAACGGCATTACACTCTCCTTTTCTTTTTTGAATTCTCGCATATTTTTAATTTTCATAGATCCGCCAAACTCACCACTAAAGGGATCTTTCTCCATTCGTGAAACTTCGCCAGTAACTTGCATTGTAATTTTTTGTCCGACCTTTTTGTTCTTTAGGGCTTTTGCATTGCTACCGTCAAGAGGAAGCATGGTGATTCTATGGGAACTGGCAATTTCTGCTATGGGTGAGCTTGTTTTAGACTTGCGCTTTCCAGCCATTCACACCTCCAAACAATTGGGGTTTATTTTGAATTTACTATGTTATCCACCAAAATTCAAATACTAATCATGGAACTCTCTTTTTTGGCGGGATCTTTTTCGGTGTATTCGGTCATTGGCATGTTTTCGTAGGCCTCTTTGGTGGTATATTCGTGCATTTTTAAGATCTCCCTAAAAGACACCACCTGCCTCAATTCTGAAACTATCATGAGCAAACACTCACACATTCCGTAATTATCAACGACTGCCTTGCCCTTCAAAAACTTCCAATTGGACATCTGATAATTCAAGTCCTTGCATGATTCATGGACGAAAAATAGATCTCTGAGAATCATTTCGTTCATAATGGCTACGCTACCCGCGGCATCGTATCTCTTTGGCAGTCTCAACCTTACATCCTGTTCCGTAATGGATTTGCGGAATTCAAGTTTAAACAATCTCGCCAATGACTTCTTGCCTTTGTTGAACATCATATCGTTTGCCAGAAACCTGTGGAACTCCAATTTGTGGAGTTGCATGATCTGGGTGAGTCTTGGAACAATGACCGATGGCACCGGTGTCGTGATCTTCATGTTTTTGTAGATGTATAGTCGGCCATTGCTTTGGTTGAAGATCCCAGAGATCATGTAAACCGTTAGATCTGATTGCTGACAAAATGCGGCGTAATGCAAATGCTTGTGCTGTGGTGTCTTATTCCAGTCGATTTTGAATTTGCAGTAGTTTGACGTGTCTCCTTGGTGTTGTGGCAGAACAGAGTTGTATCCTGGGAATACATGCTTGAGACCTGCGTCTTGAGGAATGAATGCCATAATCAGTGCATCTGCACCATCAGGGCTTTGAATACCACGTTTAACCATGTCCTCTTTTGATTCTACCTTGATTTTACCGTTTTGTGTCCACAATTTCATCGGTGAACTAAGCTGTGCTTTCAGTTCTGGGTCATTTTCGATGCTAATGAGCTCGTCCAAAGGATATTTGTTGTAACCTTTTACGTGTTCGTAGGTCTTCTCAAACCTTTTGGATACTAGATACCACCATTCCGCACGGGGATTGAAAAAGATTTCGTGCCCCTTTGCATTAAACTCAGGATAATATCTATCGGATGCGCGACCACCTGCATTTACACCAAAGTGTTTAAAAACCATTCTGATTTTGTTGGTCTCATCCAAGTCGATAGTGTCAAGCGTAGAATAAACTGCGTGCCCCACTCCTATTTTGTCGTAGTTTAGGTATGAGATTCCGTGTTTGTTGCCTTGCTCAATTGCTTTATACGTAAGTTGCGTACCACTTTTAAAATTCCAAAATTTCACTCTTACAACACATCCCTTTCGAATTGCCATTGCCGACTTATTCTTTCCGCCAGCGGCAACGTCTAGACCTGCGCTTGTGATTCCACCTGCTTCTAACTTTAATTCAGCCGCTGCATCAATCCATTTGGGGTCGATAAACAGGCCTTCAACGGATGCCTGGTAGTCTATGTCAATTTCTTGCGCCACAATCACGGGGTCAAGCCTATCGACTTCGTGTTCGTACCAATCCACGTCTTTACGGCTATCTGACTTCCAGTGAAAGGTGAAGACTTTGACTTTGCCGGAGTGACGCTTCTGTCCGAAATGATTCATGCCTTTGGGTGTCGATAGATCGAATTGACAACTTGTGGTTTGTGACAACGCGGCATCCACGGCCTTCTGGTTCTGTACGCTCGCTTTCTCATCGACTAGGTAAACACCACGACGGCCACCACGTCCGATCTCGTCTCCACCTTCACCACCGATATTGGACTCCATCTCTGGATTTACCAAGTTGGCTATTTTATCGTGCATTCTCCGATCAAATCCGTAAGGAAACCACCAGGTTGGTTGGTTGTACAGTAGGATTCTTGCCTTAGAGAATACGGCATCGGGATTGTCCTTTTGGTCAACCTTCATCAATTTCTCTGAGCCAATGCCTGCCGCAAAACCTCGCTCCCATCTCCACTCTCTCAAATAAAGTAGGCAGAACAACCAGGTGGCGCCGGCATCACGTGACTTTTCAATCAGTCCACCTTCACCATTGAGATATTGATTGTAAAACCATTCAATGAATTTTATTTGTTCGGGCCAAGGGATCCACGGAATTAGTGTAGGCAATCCCAGGTTCACGTTTCGTGGGTCGTAAGTCCAACACCAGTCCACCATCCAATCAACGATGTGCTTGCGTTGGGATATCACACCAAGAATCATTTCCTGGTTCTCTCGGTTCTCGTGAGCCCGACTTGCAAGATCAATACGCCTTGCGATTTCATCCTTGTAGAAATCGTTTAATAGTGTGGTGTAACGTTCCTGATTGGTAAATCGGTAGATGTTGGCGCGTTTGTAAATGGCTAGGGCGCTTCTGACTCTATCTTGTGTGGGTGGGAGTTGTTCGGTCTTGAAGATCATTTAACAGATTTTGTACCAGCAACGAAGTCTTGATACTTCCTGGCCAAATCTGCTGTGGTGTTCTTTTTCAAATCGTCGGTGGTTAGGTTCAAGTTGATATTTGGTCGTGGCCCCAACTTCTCCAAATGCTCTCTCAAATTTTCTAGGGCTCTGATTTTGTCGTACATTTCAAATTCTCGCTTGTCATGCACAATCATCTCTTTTGAGTCGCCAGGCGTTTCTCTAATGACCCTATCCTCTTTGATCTTCTTAACAACACGACTGGATTCTTTCGGCATTTGCTCAAACGAATGGGCTCTGACTGCACCGGTGAGTTCATCGATTGTCACATAATCCTTTATGTCGGAAAAAGCGATCAGGGAAAATTCTTTCACAACTTTGTCTATGGAGACCTCAGTTCTTTTCTCACGCTCTGCTTTTAGATCGTTGATACATTCAATGACTTTTGGACGTTGCAGCAACTTATATCCATTAACATGTGCATTGCTTTTGGCGTAGCCGCAACGGATAGCTGCTTGCGTTGCATTGAGATCGATTAAATATTCAATGCAAAATCGTTCTTCGCGTGGTTTGAGCTTGTAGATGTGGCCTAACGGTATTTCTGTGGGCATTGTACTGCCTTCGTTTGAATTGACTACCTTAAAGTTACAATCGAGATTCCAATTTTGCAATCATAATAATGTTTTGGTAGGCGGCTGGTTGATGTACCACTCCAGGACTTTGATGGCTATGTCCCTGCCAAAACATATTTTGGTGTACCAATTACGGGACTTGAACTTCTCAATCCAGTCACTTTGCTTCTTACCCACAGCCTTCATGGTCATGTCTTGGCGTTTCATTTCGATGGCCATACCAAAGTAACCACCATGGGCAGCGCATAACAAAATGTCTGGTACTCCGGCTCTCACGCCTTCCTTTTTCATGAAGGCTCCATTGACTGGAGTTCTCCTGGCTTGATTTGGTACGGCAAGTAACATCTCCAGCGAAGGGTATCTATTTTTGTTCCAGTCAACCCAGTGCATAACTCCACACTGGGCATCGTGTTCGGATTGGACATACGGCTTTAAGATTCTGCCGCTGGATGTTTTGAACCCTGTGGCCATTGGTTATTTGCCGAAGGTCTTTTTGATGCGTGCTTCAGTCTTCTTCTCAAGTTCCTTGCGCTTTTTGCGGAGCTCAGTCTTGCGCTTTGCCGTCAACTTACTCTTACGTTTCTGTGCCATGTCATCCTCCCTTTTGTTTTGTGTGAATGATCTTGTGTTTAGCATTTTCGATCTTGCCGCGAAAATAAAAACCAGCAATTGTTGACACCAAAGTAGCAAAGGCTGGATCTATTTTTTGGAATTTCATGCACAACCGGATCTGTAGATAGCAATAACTCCCCATAAAAAGAAGGGCTGCTACATTAACAAAGTGTTCTGTTTGGAAAATAAATTTAAGGAGCCATTTGCTCAAATCTCCTATCTTGTGAGGTCTTTGTTCTTTGTCCTTGACGAAAAATCCTCTGCCCATGGATACAAAGTGCATAAGCAACGATCCAATGACAAGGATGTGTAGGTATTCCTTGAGTAGTTCCATGGTTTAAATATAACGGTGTGGATCTCATAGCGGTACTAATTTTTGGTAGGTAGTAGATCGTCTACAATGCCAACCCATTTACAATCTTGGCATTGGGCGTAGTTGCGGTTCTTGCCTATGTAGTCCAAAGTTGTGTGGTAAATGTTCCAACCAGTGCAACAGGGACACAATTGATGCGGTTCTGCTTTATCCAGATTCTTTTGACGTTCTTCCATTTCGCGTTTATTGGCGGAGAGGGCAGGATTTGAACCTACATAATCTTTCGATCGGGAGCTTAGCAAGCTCCTGCAATACCATTATGCGACCTCTCCTTTTTTAACAGCCAGTTCCCCGCACCTGTTTGGACGTCGGGATATAAGGGCGGACACTGCCGAGGGTGTCGCTTCATGACAGGAGCTACCCGCCGCGGTGTGACCTTCGGTATCCAATCATGTCCTTAACCGGCTGCGTTGTTTTTAATTTCTGCTTTATAGCTTTCGTCAATGAACCCTTTCTTTAAATGGTTGAGGCAAATACGCAAAGCGTCTGCTTGCAACCTGTTTGAAGGCTCACACCTAATCAACGTGACAAGAGCCTCACATAGCACACCTCTGTCCTTTGCGGGATTTGGTGTCTGTAATGTCGGGCTCACACAGGCAATCTTAATCTGTGGAATCTTCCTGGTGTCACATATTACAAGAATTTTTCTGTTCATCCCTTTTTCTCGACCTTCTCAGCATAGACCATGCAATCGTCAAGATCCACATAAACCCTTCTGTCTAAGAGACCGGTTTGCTTTTCCAATTTGACGTAGAACATATCCCTTCTGGCTTCTGCTTCGCGGATTATGCTCTTTGATTTTGCAAACAAACTTTTGATCTCTTTCATTTCTTTGATCTGGTCTTCTGTCATCGAGCCAACTGGTTCAAATTCCAATCCCGTTCGGCCTGCAAACAATTGTCCCAACAAATCCTGTGCATCCATAACGTTCTCCTTTATGACTTTAATTCCCTGGTTTCGACCAGGTGTGCCAAATGTATTCTGTCCTTTTGCCAATCTCTCATCAAATATGCCCGCCAGTTGTTGTTGCATTTAAAATCATCAGCCTCTGACTCGATCCTACAATACCAACGAATCCTTTCCCAAATGAGAGCGGCACCAAATTTCTTCCCACGACTGGCTGCTAGGTCTGCATACTCGAAAAACTTTAGAAACAGGTCGTAGTTCTTTTGTTTCCAGATGTCGTATTTTTCCTGCATAGACAGCTTTCGATGAAACAGATTCAATTGAGGTTCGGCCACGACTGCCTCCTTATTTATTTAAAATACATTGTCCTATATATTCCGCAATCTGTGGCACCAAGGCATTGCCTAAACATTTAAGTCTGTCCACCCGCTTGGGAACCCCATTAGCCACTCTACCCACATCGGGTTCAATTTCCCACCAGTTTGAGTTTGCAATTGTACTGCTCTCGTCAAATGCTTCGGATCTTTCATTCCTGGATGCTCCCCGTAAATCGCTCTTGGAGTTGGCCACATTTTCACCGCTTGATGTAGTTGCATTTGTTTCCCTTCTAATCGGCTTTTCCAAGATCCGGCTCCTTTTGCATCCTGTGTATTTGGAGTCGGCCACATCTTCTTCTCCACGAAATCCACCATGCTTGTTAATCCGCTTGGTCCCTTTCTCCCTGGCTGCGTTCGTTCTGTGATGTGACTCTTTGAGTTGACTATTTCCATTGCCCTTGGGGTAGGCCACAATCCAGATTCTTGCTCGCTGATGTGGGGCACCAACGTCACTCGCTCGTATAATTTCCCATTCCGCATCGTACC